CTTAGCTTCGGCATCAGCGGCTTGCGCCGTTAATGCCGTTTGTGCCGTTTTAGTCCGAGCAAGCTCATTCTGCAACGCGGCAATTTCTTCGGGGGTCATAGTTTTGTCCTCTGGGTTGAGTTTAGATGCGGCGGCAAGGCGGCGGTTTAGTGCAGCCAGATCGTCCAGACCGTCAATAGCGGGGGTGTTGGTCAAGGCAGCGGAGATAATCTCCAATACCTCGCCCGTCGTGTCGATGTAAGTAAATACCGCACTTACATACCGTATTTCTTTTTTTAATATGTGTTGAGCGGCCTCGCCGACCCAATCGATGTTGGTCGCATACAACCCTTTGGCATCATCAAAGCGCATAGACTTAAACCAGCCTGCCGCAACAACCTTTTGTCCGTTTTTGGCGGCGTTAAGTGACTGATGCTCATAGTCGATCAATGTGTTGTTGGTAAGAGCGGACATCCGCGCGATAACCTGTGCAGCAACCGCAGCATCAATAAACCACGCCGCACACTCGCACGGACGGCCATCGGTCGCCCGAAAATAACCAGACGGCAATAAATGCGCCTCGGTAGGTACTGTGCCGTCGGCGGGCAGCTCTAATTCAAAAGCACAGGCGACCGTGGCGATAGCAATGGGCTTGGGTGGTGGGGGTTTTGTGGTCATAGCCGCTCCTGTTGAGTGGCTATAGTTTGCGCGGATAGCAGGGGGAATTTAAGGCTGGAAACATTTCCAGCCGGGAATTTAATCTGAGGCGTTTTAAGACGTTTTTTGTAGTATTGCGCTAACGCCATGGAAAACGCATTAGCGCAATTTTTAAATGGTGTTTAAATGGCTTCCTGAGGCCTTTTAAACCAAAACACAGGGTGCAATCGGTTAGCTGGCATCATCGGGGCTTTTTAACTTAATCGACAGCCCCGCGCCGCTTAACAAACCCGCCACACCAATACCGTAAGACTCTAAATCAAACGGCACTTGGTAGATGGTCGAATAAATAGCCAGGCCTAAGCCGACCAACACCGATAGCAATAGCGACAAGCGCATAATGCAGTATGTGGCGTTGTCTTTTTCGGTGAGCAAATGGCGGATTAAATCAGCCATTCCAACGCGCCACGCCACCGCGAACATCAACATGGACAAATGTTTTATAAAGCCCCAAGCCGCCAATATGCGCCACCCCCTCATGATGTAGCTTTTCAATCGCATCATGCACTTGCCTGGGCGTTAAACCAGACACCTTAATATCTGCCGCCATGCCCAGTTTATGCTGACTGTTTTTTACGCCGCCAACCGCGCGATTATGCTTTTCGCAGCGCTTACCACTAACAACTGACAGCGGCCTGCCCACTGCCGTGCGGATAATCTCTAAAACATTAACAAGCTTATCGCTCACCGCACTATCGCCACAGCCACAATGGCAAGCGAATTCATTGCTATTAAAATGGTCACTCAACTTGATGCCCATATAACCCCCAAAAATAAAAAAACGTTAATCTGGAAGCCAACCAGCCAATAAATCGTTGGCTGTTTTTTCTTTGGCCTTCAATTCTTCTTCATAAAGCCGCTGCTTGAGCAAATAACCCTCCAGCGGCCAGATTTTGTTTTCGGCATCTTTACGCGCCAACTCCCGGCCTTTCTTTTCGTCAAAAAGATCAGGTGAAGCGCAGGCCGATTGTCCTAAAACGACAAACCCGTTAGCCAGCGCAAGGAAACACACGGTAAGCAAACCATTAAAATGATAGGCTTCCATTTTGATAACAGCCTGTATCTGCTCGACGGTGACGCGTGGCGCGGTTGACGGTTGCCCGGTTATTGTTTGCATAGTAAATCCTCTCTTAATTACGGTTTAAAACTGCCTTTAAATGATCCTCAATCAAGTCGCTAACAAAAACTTTGTCTGAGGTCGGAAATCCTACCAGCGGTCGCGCCGGTATCTGTTTTGTAGCGTGTTCAAAATAATTTTTCTTGCCGCTTTCCACATCTTTCGACTTTGGCTTCCAGATCGTGCCATGATGATGCCAATAAGCCTTATGGTCGCCGTAACCGATAGTTACAGCCCCGCCGCTAGCATGGCTGTACACATTACGCAGTAGCATATCGCCCGTTTCCACTAACATGCGCGGGTCGGTTTTTTTTAATATCGTCCGCTTACTTAGCGGCTCCCACGCTGTGCCGTCCGGCTCAACCGCTTTGGCGTTCCGCATTTGGTTGCGCCGCTTTAGCGATAAACCGATACTTGTCAGCAATTCGTTGCCCGATATTTCGGCACGGGCGCGGTTCAACACGCGGATAAGATGCTCGCCATCCAGCGTGACTTCAAACTTAAATGCCGCCGCCATTACTTTTGCCCCTTGCTATAAACCAACTTACCCACGCGCAGGCTATCCAGCTCCGCCGCCATATCGCCGACAACGGGCTGCATAAAAGCCGTCTCGCCATACCAGCCTTTAGTACGCGTAAACTCAAATGCTGCCACTGCCGCCTTAGCTTGCCCCTCAATCTCAAACAGGCGCAAATAACGCCGCTTCAACCGCCAGCGGCCTTTTACATCCGGCAACGCATCCGGGCTACTATCTTGCTCCCAATGCCACCAGATTTCGTCCGGCTCAATCAAGGCCATCGCCAACAGATTCATACTTTCGACCTTGGCGGCATCCACGCCGACCAAGCCGCCTGCTTCATCGGCAAACAGCCGCTTGGTTATAGCGATTGGCTGATCGACAACATCCCTAAATACTGCCCCAGCCTTCATGTCCGCATCAAAGAGGCTTAAAAACTCTTCCACAGCAGCGGCGGGCGGCGTACTGGCAGGAAGCAATACGGTAGGCTTAATCGTTGTCGGTGTCGGCAAAGGCGGCGTACCGCCAGCCGGCAATGCCGCACCGCGTTTAGCCAAAACGGCATCATAGCCCGTCAGCGGCGGCACGGTATGCGGCTCAAGCCATGCTTTGCCTGGGTTATACGCAAAGCCGGGGTCGATAGCGCAGCGGCCTTTCGCGGTCGTAATAATCGGCACTTTCACTGCGCGCGGGTTACTGCCCGCTGTGCCGATGGTTTTCTCTATCCATTCGATGCCCGGCTCCGGGTCGGGGCCGGTCTTGCCCGCCTTCTCCCACTCGGCTTGTGCCTCCATCCGCGATAACGAATAAACCCGGCACTGACAGCCGTAGCCGTTTTGCGGCATGATGTAATTCCATCGCGCACTGTCTACGGGCAAAATCAGGCCATCAAGGTATTGATGCTCGACGCGCGGGTTAGTGACGCTAATATGGGCGTATTGCAAGTAAGGGCGCAAGTGCGCGACCGAGGCGATTTGTTGCCATTCGCCTGCGTTATAAGCTTGGCGGACGTTGGTGTCATAAATTAACTTACTGCGCCAACCTGCCGAACCGTGATGGCTCCAACCGTATTTCTCGACAATGGTGTCAAAATCTTTTTGAAAAGCCAGCAAGCCGGTGCCGTCGTTTAACGCCTTTTTAGTTGCATTATAAAAATCCTCAACCATCGCATCTTGGGTAGCTCCGGCTACGACAAAGGCGTGGCTGTGTTGCTCGCGGAAAATGTCGGTATAACTTTCCGTGGGCAATTGCAGCTTGGCTTCAAAAAACTTTATCGCTTCGGGGAACGGCAGGCCGAAAGCGGCTTTAATATCCATTGCCCCATCCTTCCGCTTCCCATTCGTTGCGGCAATCGGCATCACACCAGCGGTGGCCGTCGGGTATCGGGTGGGCGCAATTATGGCAATAGCCGTTGGCTATGATATGCGGCTCGGCACGGTGTGAACGGCGCAGGCTGATAGCAAGGTCATGCTCGACGGATTGATTGGCCTGGTCCAGTTGGTCGCTCATAACTTATCTACCCTTCCGGCCAGATTAGCCGCCGTCATTGCTTCGGCCAACACTTGCATATAGTTGGTATCAAGAGGGGCAAGGCTGATTGTCGTCATCGCCGCCATCGCCTCTTCAAAGCCTCCGGCACTGGCGACCAAGGCAGCTATCTTTTCGATTTGCGCCTGTTCGCCCGGCACGGCCAGCTTAATAAGCTGCTGAACGTAAGCGTCGGCAATGCTCGGCTGTTGCGTCAGCGGCACTTTTGCTAGGGCAGCGCGTAGTGCCGCCGCACCCGGCACTGGAGGTTTGCCGCCGCTGATAGATAAAACAGGCTCCCCTTCTTTAGCCTGGGGTATTTGCAGTTCTTTATGCGCCCATTGCTGTGACACTTGCATCCCCATACTGACCGCCGTCTCCAGCACAGTAATCAAGGCTTGTTGGTCGGCGGGTTCCTCCGTGCTGTATTTCCATTTCGGCACTCGGTCAGGGGCAAACAAGCCATTAATTAAACTGATGGGGGTCAGCAAGCCACGGTCATAAGTCGGCTCCAACTGCTTTACATCATGCAGCTTAATTTCGTTTCTGACTTTCTCATAAACCATGATCCGCGTATCAGTAATCGATTGGCCGTCGATGTCACCGCCCAAAATCGCCATTGACTGCTTTTCTTCCCAGTACCTTACCGCTTTCAGGAAGTCGTCAACATTGCCTGTTTTTGCCGCTTGGATAAAATCAATCGCCATATTGCTGGGGATTACGCCCGCGCCGTCATTGCCGATGCTTCGCACGGCTTTGAGCAGCTCCGCGCGTTGCTCTTTCATTAGCCCCGCTGGGTACTTGCCAAGGCGCAGCGGGATACCGTAAAGCTCTAAAAACCGTTGCAAATCCTTAACGTTGTACGCTTTGTACGCATAAGACCACGCCAACACGCGAAACAGCGCGGCTTGTTCGATGTAGCCCGATTTTGCCCGATGCTCATGCACAACCCAACCCATTGGCTTAAGCGGCTCCGGCAAGCCCATTTTTAAATACAGCAATTCGCTAGTATCGCGGTCGGTCTGAAAATAATGCTGTGGAACAAATTCCAGCGACTCAGGCCGCCATGTCTCGCCCGCTTTCCAGTTTATCTCCAAGGCGACCAAGCCCTTACCGATGCCGTCCGTCATATCGAACTGTGCGCCGGCAATATTACTGATATTGCGCACGATGTCTGTTAGCTCTTTGGTGCGGTCAAGTTCTGACTGTGTCGCATCATCGGGCGGCTGTAATTGCCAATCCAATGCAGTAACTGCCAATCGGCGTTTATTCAATTGCGAATAAATGTGATTATCGCGCTCTTCGACTAAATGAAAAAGCTTGGCTTGCTCCGTAATAAAGCCCTGATCGGCGGCGGTAAAAGCCGCTGCGAGCCGCGCAGGGTCCAGCGTGGAGACGCTGTTGTAATTCAGGCCACCACCCTGCATTGAGCGCGGCCCCGTTTGGATACTGTCCAAGCCCTTTGGCACCATCGCCCGCAAAGCGGCAATGCCTTTTTTAAACCCAGCGGCGACGTTAACCACGGTCAACGACTCCGTTAGGTTGGGCGATAGCAACTAGCATAGGTTTGCCATTTTCTATCTTATATGTGTTTGCCCCGATCACATCAACAACAAGCACTTGAAAAACTTCACCCTCGGTATCTATACAATTGTCTTGCGCATATTGCAGAGCCGATTCGGCGACCTCAACATTCGGGTCTAAATAAATGTGCATACATACCACCCTATAAAATCAATCATCATCCCAATCACCGTTATCATCAACGCGATACCGCGCGGTTTTACTGCGTGTATTGCCCGCTGGCGTGTACAAATAATCGCCGCCGAATTGCGTGGCAATCGTTCTGAGCATATCCAGCGCGTCCGGGCCGTCGTCGTGGTCGGCTTCCGGGTAATATTTGAGCTGACTAATCAATGTATGCTGATCGCGGTGCAAGCGTAGCAACGCGTTTTTAATATGCGGTTGCAACGACATAATCCGCAAATCTTTATCGGTGTTTGGAATCACCGGAACGGCAGGAAACATAATGCCTGCCTGCACAGCATACTTAATCAACTGATCGGCAAAAAACGCCTGAAACTGTACGGCCTCAATTGCCCAAGCCATGCAGGCATACTCTTTTTGCAGGTCAATCGCGCGGATAATGATCAAATCCGGCACACGCCGCTGAATGTCGGCCTCCACCACATCTAAGATCATCGTCCGGCGATTAAGCCCACCGACCAAAATCGCAGAAGGGTCGCCGCTAACGCTGCCTTTTTTGCCGAGCGACGGATCAATCGCGCCAAAAAATACCCATTCAATTAGCCGATTAACCCAAAATGTAATGTCTTTAAATGGCGCGTTATCATCATTGCCCGCTTCGTTTTGTTGCTCTTGGCTAAATGAGTCGTGGTTGGTGGCGCGAAGGCACATCAGCTTATAAAGTGGCCTAACCCCCGGCCAACTCACCACCGCACCCGCATCCATCGCCGCGCGGTGTTTGGCATAAAAATCCTTCGCTTCCTGCTCGGCGGCATCGCGTTCTTCATTCGTGCCGGTCCGGGTATAAATGGCCTCCCATTGATCCCACAAAGCCATATTGTCCGGCCAGCGGGTAATGGCGCGAAAAACGTACAGCCGCCAGCCCGGCGCATGGCCGACTTGATTAATAGCCGCGTTGTAATGTAAGGACGTACCCACCCAAAAAATATCCATTCCGCCCATCGGCGGGGCCAGGCCCACTACTGCCGACAGTACAAAATTCTTGGTTTTATCCCTCTGTTCCTTGCTTTTGATATTCTCGTCGTTCTCAAGGTCGTCCAAAAAAACGGCAT